ATCCTGAGGGTGGGGGGTGGGCTATGAGCGAGGATAAAAGCTTCACTGAGCTGAGCGAGGATGAGCGCCTTGAGCTTTATGGGCTTGAGCCGGGGCATGCGGGTGACTTGACGCTGTGGCAGGCTCCTGGGCCTGATAGCCTGGCCTTCCTGAACGACACGGCATCACTGTCCACGTTCCTGATGGGGCCGGTGGGGCAGGGCAAGACCACCACCATGTGCCTGAAGCGTGTGGCGGATGGCGCGGGGCAAGGCATCTGCAAGGATGGCTGGGTGAGGGACCGGGCGCTGGTGCTGCGCAAGACCTGGCGCACGGCCAAGGCCACGATCCTGAAAAGCTGGCATGGCTGGTTTCCGAAGAACTATCCGGGGTCAACCTTCACTGGCGGGGAAGACCGGCCAGCCACGCATGTGCTGCGCTTTCAGGATCCGGTGCGGGCGGGCAGCTTGAACCCGGTGAAAGTGGAACTTGAAACCGACTTCATGGGTCTCGACGACAATGACATTGAGGTGTTGCTGCGCGGGCGCGCCTATAGCCGCATCGTGTTTGACGAAACCGATCAATTCTCACTGGCGGCCATCGAAGAAGGCGAAGGCCGCGTGGGCCGTTATCCTGACATGAAGGATTTGGCGGATGGCGAGAAGCGCACCAAGCAGGTGACCGGGGCTTTCAACGCGCCCGATAAAAGCAACTTTCTGCATGACATGCTGGTGGAAAAGCGCGCAGCCACGCGCAGCCTGCATGCAGCGCCAGCTGGCCTTGATGTGATCTGGAACAGCGATGGCAGCATTGCCAGCGCACGGGTGAACCCGGCGGCGGAAAACCTGAAGATGCTGGACCCGGATTATTACACCAAGCTGGCCACGGCCTGGGAAGACTGGAAGGTGCGCCGCCTGATCTTGAACCAGTGGGGCTATTCGCGCGATGGCCTGCCGGTGTTTGTTTCGGAATTCCGCGAGCATCTGCATGTGGCCAAGCAGCTGATCGAGCCGAACAAGCACCTGCCGCTGATCATCGGCGCGGATGGCAGCACGGCGGGCTTGCGGCCGGCGGGTGTGTTTCTGCAGCCCGATGGCGCGGGGTTTTTGAACCACATCCAGACTTTTGCGCCGGGGCAAGGCTATGGCGCGGTGCGGTTTTGGGAAGGCATAAAGGCGATTGTGGATGCCGACTATCGCGGTTGCACTGATATTGAAATCTGGGTTGACCCGGCTGGCCAGTATGGCGGCGACAAGGAAGGCGGCCAGCTGTCATTTCATGCCATAGGCGAGGTGATCATGGGGCGGCCCATTGGCATTCCCTTCAATGGCTCCAACGAAATCGCGCTGCGCCTGGACACGGTGCGCAAGGAACTGACCACTGTGGTGCAGGGTGAAGCGCGGCGCTACCGGATTTCGCCGCACCCGTCGAACAAGATTGTGATCAATGGCTTTGCTTCGGCTTACCGCTTCAAGCGCAGGCCTGCTGGCGCATCAAGCCAATGGGAAGCTGTGCCCGACAAGATGGCTGAATGTTCTGACCCGATGGACGCCACGCAATATGCCATTGGCGGCTTCAGGCGGGTGACGGCCCGGCAGATGGCTGATGATGGCCGCAGCAAGGGGCGCGGCGGGCCGGGCGCCTGGGGCAGTGGCCGCAAAGATTTCGACGTGCATGGAGTGTGAACGATGCGTAAGCCAGAGGAAATTAAACTTTATGCATTGCTGCGAGAGCAGCGGCCCACGTGGTCGCAGCAACATCCGTGTGCCGATGAATTTTTTGAAGAAGCTGGGTGCGGCAAGAAAGGTTATTACTATCTGCAAAAATGGAGTGACAAGGGTTGGTGGGAATGTGGAGTTTCGTTGCGCACTGGCTGGTTCACTAGAACCGCCCCCAATGTCTTGCTGCCATGACCTACACCCTGCACAGCCCGTGCACCTCGGCTGATCTGGCGGAAGCTGTGGGGCAGGTGACTTATGGAATGCTGGGCATGTTGCGCGGGCAGATTGCGGCCGGAAGTTCCTTTGCGTTGCGTGATGGGTTGGGGGAGGCGGTGGCCTGCGGTGGTTTGGTGGCCAAGAATGCCCATGAGGCTGTGGCCTGGTTTGCGGTGAACCCGGTGAGCGGGCCAGCGGCTATGCGGCAAATCATTTCCGCCATCGCGTTGACACTGCGCCAGCAGCCCTATTCTGCAATCCACATTGAGGTTGGAACCCGCGCAGGCCAGGTGATGGCCAGGCGCCTGGGCTTCAAGCCGCAATCGGACAATGCAGAGGTGTGGATATGCAAGTGATAGGAAAACTCTTTGGCGGCGGCGGTGATAACGGTGCAGCGCAGGCGGCCGCACAGGCGGCGGCGGCCCAGCGCCAGGCCTTGGCCAAGATGACGCAAGACAGTGCCATGGCCGATGCGGCCGGCCAACGCCAAGGCTCGAAAAAGGGCCGTTCGCTGTTGACCTTCCTGGGCGCTGATGGCGCCGGCGGATTGGCTGCAGCCTAACACCCATGGCGATTGCGCTGAAAGAAATGGCGGCCTGGCGCAAGTCTGCGCAGGGCGAGAAGGATCAGTTCAAGCCGATCCTGGATGACGTTTATGAATACGTGATCCCTTACCGCAAGGGCATTTCAAAAACCGGCAAGGGCGCACCAACCGGGTGTTTGACCATACCGCCATTGTTTCAGCCTTTCGCAGCGCCAACCGCGTGGCGCAGGATATTTCGCCCGCGGGCCAGCAAGCTTTTGACCTGAAGCCCGGCCCGCTGGCCAAGGCCACCATGCCTGCTGTTGAACAAGGCAAGCTGGCGCAGCAACTGGAAGTGATCAAGACCATTATCGGCGCGCATTTCCAAACCGGCGAATGGGATTTGGCCCTGGCCGAAATGGCCTTGGACCTGATGGCGGGCACAGGCTGCATGCTGATTGTCGCTGACCCGACGCGCAAAACCAGCCGCTTTGTGACTGCGAGCCTTGAAGAGGTGATGCTGACTTCAAACGGCTTCAACGAGGTGAACGGCATTTTCTGGTGCCGCAAGTGGACGCTGCGTGCGCTGCGCGATGAATTCCAGAACGAAGAAAAATGGCCGAAAGAGCTGCAGGACAAGTTGGCGGCCAAGCCCGAAGAAGAAATCGAGCTTTACCAGGACACGTGCTTTGATGTGAAGGCGCAGCGCTGGGAGCATGTGGCCTGGTGCAAGGACGTCAAGAACGACAACAACGAAGAGGGCTATGAATTCCGGCGCAGCTCAAGCCGCACGTGCCCGTGGATTACGCCGCGTTATTTCAAGGTGCCGGGCGAAACCTATGGCCGCGGCCCTTCGCTTCTGGCCATGCCCACAGTCAAAGCCGTGAACACGGCGGTGAAGCTGAACCTGCAGGCCGCCGCCATTGCCATGCTGGGCATTTACACAGCGATTGATGATGGGGTGTTCAACCCTGACAATGCGCCGATCACGCCGGGGGCCTTCTGGAAAGTGGCGCGCAATGGCGGCGTGCTGGGCCCGTCGATTTCGAAACTGCCGGACCCGCGCATTGATCTGTCGCAGATCATCATCAAGGAATTCCGCATGGCCATTCAAGAGGCCATGAACGACCAGCAGCTGCCGCCCGATGGCGCGGCGGTGCGGTCTGCCACCGAAATTCTCGAACGGGTGAAGCGCCTGGCGGGCGATCATCAAGGGGCCTTTGGCCGCCTGATCATGGAAATCATTGTGCCGGCCGTGAAGCGGGTGATGGAAATTGCTTTCGAGCTGAAGCAGCTTCCGGCCACGGTGGATATTGACCGGCTGTTTGTGGACATTCAGGTGGCCAGCCCGATTGCCTTGGCGCGCGAGGCTGAGAAGTGGCAGAAGATCACGCGCTTTGTTGAGCTGGTGGTGATGTGGGCGCAGGCCAATGCCGTGCCCGGCGTGAAGCGCCATGTGAAATTTGACACGCTGATCCCTGACATGGGCCGCGATCTGGCTATTCCAGAACGCTATATGCCCACGGAAGATGAGCGCAAGGCGATTGATCAACAAGACGCAGCCCAGGCCGCCGCGATGGTGGCGGCGCATGCGCTGACTGGCGGGGCGGCTGCACCGCCTGCCGCTGCAGCTGCAGCGCCAATGGGATTGGCGGCATGAGCTTTGACCAACTGGGCCTTGAAGCGCTGATCAGTGCTGCGGGCAATGACAGCGACCTGGCCGATTTGTTTGGCGGGCCTGAGACGCTGAAGAAAATGCGCGATGCGCAAAAGCTGCAGGGCGATGCGCGGTTGAAAGTGGCGCAAGCCGTGCTGGCGATTTACAACACGCCTGCGGGCGAAATTCTGTTTGAGTATCTGATCGGCGCTTATATCCGGCGCTTCAACAATGTGACCGGATTGGGCCTGCCGATGGAGACGGCCATTCAACTCCACGCGGAGCGCGATGGCCAAAGAGAGCTGGTGCACGACCTGATGCGCATGATCCATGAGGCCCGCAATCCAGCGCAACCTGCAACCACATGAGGCATGAGCATGACTGACGGAACACAAACCACCACGCAGACAACCGGGACCGGGGGCGGAACCGGCGACGGCACCACGCAAACTACACAGACCACGCAGACCCAGCAAACGCCCTTCTGGAATGATCTTCCAGAAAACATGCGCGGGGCCACGGCGGAAGACACGCTGAAGAAGGTGATGCCGGCGTTTCAGGGCTATCACAAGGCCGCGCATGAGCGCGGGCCGGTGCTTTCCAAGCCGGAAGAGCTGACACTCGAAATCACCCACGAAAAGGCCAAGCCGTTCTTTGATCCCAAAAGCCCGATGGCCACGCAGTTTGCCAAGGCGGCAGTTGATGCTGGCCTGACCAAAAAGCAGGCGGCCACCATTGCCGACAAGGTGATGGGCGGCCTGGCTGATGCTGGCGCGCTGGCTGACATGTTTGACCCCAAGGCCAATGTGGCGGCCATTGCCAAGGTTTTGGGCCACACAGAAATCAATGATGCGGCCAAGACCGCGTTGCAGCAATTCGAGACTGAAAGCCTGGCCTGGGCTGCCAACACGGCCCAGCAGATGAAGCTTTCCGATGCGGCTAAGATCGAGCTGGAAAGCCTGACGCTGACACCGGGCGGGGTGGAGATCATCAAAGCCCTGCGCGCGCAAGGCGGGGCCGGGATCGCGCTGGGCGGGCAGGGCGCTGGCGGGGGTGGAGATGTGTTCAGCCTTGATGAATTAAAACAGATGGACAAGGACCCGCGCATTGATCCGTACAAGCAGGATAAATTCGACAAGGCCGTGCGCGAAAAATATGACCGATCTTATCAGCACCACTATTCGAAGAAGAACTAATTTCAACGCATCGCGTTGACAGGTTTCAAACCCCATTACGATCAGCGGCAGCACAGGGGCAGGACCCCTCACTGCCGCCGATATCCATCACAGGACCGGCTCAAGCGCGTGTGATGGACATCCAAACCCGGTGATCAACCCAACTTTTGATCAACGGAGAATTCCAAATGACACAATTCGCCGATGCACATTATGTGCAACAGTACAGCAACCGCGTGAACCATATCTACCAGGCCGAAGGTTTTTTGCTGAAGGGCACAGTGACGCCAGCAGAACGCATTGAAGGCACCAAGGCTTTTTGGTTCAAGCAAGGCAAGGGCAGCGCACGGAAGAAAATTCGCGGCCAGCCAGCGGTGCCGATGAACCCAGACAAGACTGCAATTTCAACTGATCTTGTCACATGGGAAGCTTTTGATGAGGTTTTCACATTCGACCTTTCACGCACTAATGTGAATGAAAAGGAAAATGTGGCACGCTCAGGCGCCATGGCGCTTGGTCGCGCCACTGACTATGAAATCATGGCGGCGCAGAATGCGCTGGCGGCCACAGCGGGCAACAACTTCGTGGATTTGACGGCAGTTGATTTGAACCCTTCCAACATGCTGGACGCGTGTTCGCGCCTGCAGCGTGTTGGTGTGCCGTGGCGCAAGGGTGATCTGTTCTGCATGTTGCCTGCGCGGCAATGGAACCAGATGATGAGCTATAAAATTTTCTCATCGGCTGACTATGTGGGGCCGGAGTATCCGTTCCTCAACATGACCATGGCACGACAATGGAACAACGTGACTTGGATGTTGATGCCCGAAGAAGCGGAGTACACTTTCACCGCTGACGGCGGCGCCACACTGGATTGCTTCCTCTATCACCGAAGCTCGACCGGTTGGCACAACAATGAAGAGCTGCGCACGATCTGGGACTGGGATAACCGTTCCGGTTGCTGGACTGTGCGCATGGAAAGCGAAGGTGCCGCCATCGGTGTGTTCACCGAAGGCATGGTGCGCCTGCGCTTCAAGAACAGCGGCGCAATCCCAGCAGCGGCTGTTTGATTTTGAGGTGGGCGGCGCACTGCCGCCCATCTTGCTCCCTTTCATTTTTCATAAGGATTTTTGAACATGGCATTCGATCTTAAGAACTTCCGCCGCATTGCCCAAGGGCCGACGATTGGCACTGGTCGCAACAGCACATTCTCAAAGTACATGTATATCAGCAATGACGACTTGGCCACGGTGAAGACTGCTGGCTATTTCAATTCGTTGACCGGCACCGGCACTGCCCAGCAGGTTGTCAAAGGCGATCAGATTGACTGCACGCTGGCGCTTTCCACAACGCCAGTGCGCTTCGATTTGATCATCGACAGCGTCACCGCCACTGCTGTGACCGTGAAGCAGGCAGGTGCAACCGGCACCGGCGACTAAGCCTTTTTATTTCGTGCACGAATGGTCCCGGCGTGTTCATGCCATGCCGGGGCCGCTTCCTTAACCTGCTGCTGGATTTAAGCCATGGCCGAAGTGACCCCTCTTGTGATTGCCAACCGCGCCTGCGCCATGTTTGGCAATGAGCCGCTGCAAAGCCTGGATGAAGAAACTTTGGCCGGACAGCGGGTGCAGCTGATCTTTGACAGTCTTCTGCTTTTTTGCCTGGGGCTGACGCCGTGGCAATTTGCGCGCCAGACAGTGCAGCTGGCGATGACGGCCGAGCCTCTTGGTTTTAGCGGCTATCTCAATGGCTATGCCCATCAGTTCACCATTCCGCGCGGCTTTGCCGTTAATCCCAATCGCTTGCTGCGCAGCAATGACCCTGATGATGTGCTGCTGTATTTCGAGCGCGAAGGCGACAAGGTTTATTCCAACGACAAGACCTGCTTTGCGCTGATCGATGCGCAAAATCATCCTGAACAATGGAACGGCATGTTTGCGCATGCCTTCACTGTGGCGCTGGCGGGCGAGCTTGCCATGGCATTGGCCGATGACAAAAACGTGAGTGCGGCCAAAAAGGAAGAGGCCTTTGGCCCTTCATCGGCGGAATACAGGGGCGGGTTGATGGGCGCTGCCATCCGCGCTGATGCGCGCAATGCGCCGGTGCGCCGTCTGCCACAGAGCAATCCGTTGCTTGACAGCTGGATGAGCTGATGGTTGCGCGCCCTGGAAAACTGCAAGCCGTGTTCAATGCGGGCGAGCTTGGCCCGCGCTTTGATCAGCGGTCATCTTCAAAATACTATGC